GCTCAGGCTCCTTGAGGCCAGCGCCTTGGCGCGCGGGTCCAGGTCCTTGCCGTAGGTTTCGGCGGCGGTTTTCCACCACTCGTCGGCCGCCGCAGTGTAGCCGTCGACGTTCTGGCCGCGGTACTTTTGCCGAGCCTGGCCGTCCCACTTCAGCCACTCGCTGGTAATTTTGGCTTCAGCGTCGAACGCCTTGGCCTGCGCATCGCGCAGGTCGATGCGGTCGGCGGCCTCGGCCACTTGCATGAGGCCCTGCCCCAGCGCACGCGCGCCCGAGCTGACGTCGGGCGTGTTTTGAAAGGCGGGCTGCAGCGGTTGCGTGCGGACCTGGCGGTCGCCGTAAACAGGAACCTGGGGCATGGCTCAGGGTCCTTTCCGGGTGTAGGTGTACCACTTGTCGGCCACCTGACCGCCGCCGGCCAGCAGCGACCCCGCTGCGCCGTACATGGAGTTCAGGCTGTCGGCACGACCCTGCGCCAGCATGTTCTGGCCGCGGGCGCGCAGGTTGTAGGCCTCGCGCCGGGCGTTGTCGCGCGTGGTGGCGACGTCCGACTGCGTGAAAAAGTCGGTCTGGTCTTGCAGGTCGGCGGCCGTGCCGTAGGTCAGATCCAAGCCTTTGCTGGCCAGGTTCACGCGCTGGGCGGACTTGAGTGCCGCGCCCTTGCGCTGCACCGCCAGGGCGTCTTGCTCACCGCGACGGATGGCGTCGTCGGCCGCCATCTCGGCCATCTGCGCGTTGTTGCGCGCGACCTGTTTGGCGGCGTCGGCCTGGTTCATCGCGCTGATGGTGCTGATGCCAGTGCCCGCCGCGGAAAGCCCGAGGGCGATCATTTGCGCGGTGGTCATGCCGGCGGCGGCAGTGCCGGCGGCAGCGGCCGCAGTACCGGCTGCAGCAGCGGTGCCCGCAGCGGCCGCGGTGCCTGCAGCAGCCGCGGTGCCTGCAGCGGCGCCACTGCCGGCAAGCCAGGTGCCGATGGCGGCAATGGTGGTCGGCTCACACATGGTTAGGCTCGCAGTTCAAACGGGTGGAAAGGCTCACCGAGCGCGCCGTAGGGCACGGCTTCATGCAGCGTGAACCCCAGACGGCGCAGCCAGCGCACGCTGGTGGTGTTCTTCGCGTGCACAAAATTCACCAGGTGCGGGAACGCCTTTAGCATTCGGGCAATGTACTCGGGGGTGCTGCGGACAAGGACACGCTGGTGTCGGTCGAGCACCGGCGTGCCGAGCATCCAGGGTGAGCCGATGCCGGTCAGCACGTTGACCGGGGCCACGCCCAGGATCGCGGCAAGCTCCCCGTCGACCCACCCGCTCCAGCACAGCACCGAGCGGCGCACGCTCGCCTCAATGCCGGCGGCGATGTCGTCCCGACCGTAGGCCTGGCACTCGGCCTGGTCGGCGGCGCGGAGGTTGGCGATCAGCAGCGCGGCGTCGCCCGATGCGGTGGGTCGGATCGAGACCTCAGCCACCGCTCTGGATCTCGAGCGTCATCGAGAGCACGGTGAGCGGCAGCGGCAAATCTTGCCGCACGCAGATCGCGGCGTCCTGGTTCCAGCTCGGGTCGATCGAGAGTGTGAGCTCGCCGTCGCGCAGCGCGGGCGGTGAGCCGTAGGGGTCGGAGATGGCGCGCGCCGGGTACTCGCGCAGGCGATCAAACGCGGGCCCGGCCTTGATCACGCTCGACTGCGACACGCGCAGGTGCACCTTGTTGACGTTCTTGACCGTGCCCTGCCCCGCCGCCTGGGCGCCTTCCATTGCGAGCGGCAGCGTGCGCAGATCCGCCGTGATCGGCAGCCCGATGTGCACCAGGCTTGCGGCCGTGCCGAGCACGACCTGGCCGCCGGTCACGACCTGGCGCGCCTCGACCGCGCCGTCGGCCAGGATGTCGACGGTCTTGCCCTCGAGGTGCGTGAGCCCACTGATTGTGGTGGCCGGGGCGCCCGAGTAGGTGAGCCCGGAGTCGACAAAAAACGCATCGTCCTGGTTGGTGAACAAGCGCGAGCGCAGACGCTCGATGTAGCGCAGTTGGCTGGCGCCGATCGTGCGGCGCACCACGGCGTAGAGCACGTCCTCGTTGTTCTCGGGGACCACGCACACCGACTCGAACGTGCCCTGGGTGTCGTGCGCGTGCCAGCCGTAGACCTGCTGGTCGGGCACGTAGGTCAAGCCGAGCAGCACGCCGTCGTCGCGCACGGCCCACAGGATCGAGTCGGGCGCGCGGCTGTAGGCCAGCTCATCAACCGTAAACCCGTTGAACCGGTGCGTCGCCATGATCGAGGCGTCGACCGTGCGGTAGCTGTTGGCCTCCCAGCTGTAGGAGAGCTCACGCACGCGCGAGCCCTGGGCTTGTACGTACAGGATCGAGCCCGTCGTGACCACCGGCTGCACGTTGGCGGCGCCGGCGTAGCCCTGCGGCTTGATCGTGACCGAGGTGGGCGTGATGGCCGGGGCGTTGTCGGAGTAGATGCGGAACTCTCCGCCGGCGGTGAACGCGATCAGGTCCGAGAGCGCCACCAGGTGGCGGATCTGGTTGTACTGGCTCGAAGCAATGCGCAGCTCCATGGCGTCGGCCTCGCGCGAGGGGATCGAGCTCGTCAGGTTCGACTCGGTGCCGGTGCGCGTGGCCCACAGCACCTGGGGCTTGGTGTTGGTGCCGGCAAACCAGCGGCGCTGCTCGTGGTAGGTGGTGGCGGCCGGGTAGTCGTTGGTGCCGGCGTTCAGCGCGATGATGTCCTCGGGCGGGGAGGCGCTGGTGTCGGGCAGCACGTTGTCGTCGATGATCGAGAGCTCGGGGATCGAGGCGGTGCCGACCACCGCGTTGTCGGTCGAGTCGGTGACCGACTCGTAGGTGAATGTGCTGGCGCCGGTGACGGTGATGACCCAGGCGCCGTTCAGGCTCGCGACGCCGGTCGCCTCGATCAACACCAGGTCGTTGTTGGAGAACCCGTGCGCGCTCGAGGTCGTGACGGTCACGGTCTTGTCGCCGGCGCCCGGGCGGTCGATGGTGCTGATCGTCTTGGTGACGACGCCGGTGTTGGGTCGGGCCTGGCCGATGTAGCCGTAGATGCCGCCGCGGAGCTTGTAGGCGTTGTAGCGCGTCGCCCCGCCCACGGCCGACCAGGTGATGGTGTTGTAGTTGCCGGCGAGCGTGAGGTTGTTGGAGACGGCCTTGGGGGTCGAGGGCAGCGACTCGGTGACCCCGTCGGCGCCCACGGTGGTGACCACGTACTTTTGCGTGGTCAGGTTCTGGTTTTGCGCGACGGTCGCGGTGACCGTGATCGTGGGCGCGTTGGTGGGTGCGGCAAAGGACAGCGTCGACAGCGTCCAGGTGGTGGCGCCCAAGCGCTTCAACTCGCGCGTGGCGTAGCTCGGGTGCGTGATCGTGATCACGTCCGCCGACTGCGTGTAGTGCAGGTCGAAAAGGTCGGCGCCGCTGAAGGGGCTGGGGATCTGGTACTCGCCGCTCGCCGGCAGCGCGTACCAGCGGCCCGCAGCGAGATCCGTCGCGAAGGTGCCCGAGGTGTGCGCGGCGGTGCAGTAATACTTGGTGCCCGCCTGCAGCACCAGGGCGCCGATCGCGTAGACCGTGGCCGTGACCCAGGCGGCGGGCGTGGGCGAGAGCAAGGTGGCGCCGTTGATGTGAAAGCGGATGTATTGGTGCCCGAACTCGAGCACCGCGGTCTGGCTGGCGCTGAAGGTGAACGGGATCAGGCGCACACGCTGCGCCGAGTTGCCGGCGGCGCGAATGAACTCGAACCCCGGCCGGCGCGTGGCCGGGCCGTGAGGGAGCGTCACGAAGTTGCGCGCCAGGGCGAGGCCCGTCTGGTACTTGGTCAGGTCCAGGCGCCCGGCAAGCTCGGGCGTGATCTCACCGCCGGCAAACGATCGCAGCAGGAACTTCGTGCTCATGCGCGCACCGACAAGATGGTGGACTGCGGCAGGTTGTCGGCGCTCGAGGCGTTGGCGCTGGCGGTCGCCGACACGTCCGCCAGGCTCATGGCGCGTTGGCGCATGGCATCACCGACGCGAATGCCCTCGTTGCCTTTGATGATGGGGCCGGCGAGATACGAGCTCAGCAAATAGGAGAACGAGCTCGTGAACGAGGCCGGGAACTTGGTCGAGTCGGTCACGTCTTGCACGTAGACCAGCACCGCGTCGGGCTCGTTGGTCAGGATCACCTGGCCCTCGATGTCAAAGGGCGCGCTGTCGCGGTCGTCGGTGTGGGGCTCGACCACCAGGTCCTGCGTAAACACCGTGATCGCGATCGAGGGCCGCAGGATGCGCAGCGCGCGCAGGCAGTTGGAGGGCTTCACGTAGGCGTAGGCCCAGATGGTGCTTGGGTTGGTGGTTTGCGCGAGCGTGGCGCGCTTGAGCGAGAAGGCCCAGTTGCCGGGCTCGAGCATCTCGGTGCGCGCAACGTCGTAGAACGTCGCGCAGTGGCCGGCCTCGACCGAGCCGTCGGGCGGACTGATCGAGGCGACGCGCGCCTCCGAACCGATGTGGCTCAGGGCCATGTTGCAGATTTGGACGTCAGAGGCCATTCGATTCTCCAGATGCCGGCAGTGTAGGTGGCACGTTTGCGACCACGGACACGCAACAAAAAGGGCACCCGTTGTGCGGGTGCCCTTCCGGTGCTATCAGCGACCGCCGATCAGGCCAGGTCGGCCTTTTCGCTGTGGGCTTGGACGAAGGTTTTAGCTTCTTCCTTGCCCGCCTGCGACAGTGCGCGCGGGGTCTCGCGCGAGGCCTTGGCCGGCTTGACGACGGCCTTGGCTTCGGGCGAGGCGACCTTGGCGAACCAGGACGCCCGGTAGCCCTCGGGCACCTCTAACGTGTCCCCCTTGCGCACGCGGGAACCGTTGTAGAAGGCTGAGGTGATGGCGATCACTTTCATGCACTCACCTCATCAGGCCTGGAACGGCGCGTCGTAGCTCTTCCACTTCGACACGTCGTGCGTCAGGAAGGCGTTGATCTTGCCGGCGGTGACGGTGGTGGTCGCGATAACGGCCTGCACGGCCAGGTAGCGCTCGTAGGCCTGGCCTTCCATCGGCAGCGCCACGATCACCGGGAAAGCCCCGGCGCTCAAGGCGGCGTCGTTGGCGGCGGCGTCGTCAGTCACGAAGTCGCGCGACTTGAAGTGCACGGTCTGGGTGCCGTTGGTGGCGATGGTGTCCGTGGAGTCGGAGACCAGCTGGAAGGCGATCGTGCCGGCGCTGCCGCCGGTGATGATCTCCGTGTCCACGCTGATGACCAGGTACATCGGCTCACCGTTACCGACGTCGCGAGCGACCGACAGGTCGATCACGTCGCCGATGTTGGCCGTACCAGCGCTGGCAGCAACGCTCACCGCGTCGGCAAACTCGAGGGTGTTGTCGAGAATCATGATGGTTTCCTTTCAGTGTTCAGAGGCTGCGGCTTAGACGACGCGGGACTCGGTGTTGATCAGCGCGTCGGTGCGGCGCACGGGGATGTCGTCGAACGTCATCACACGCTCGCCGGCCACGGTTTCCCAGGTCAGGTTCGAGGAAACCTTCTCCAGGATGCCCAGGCGCAGCTTCTCGCGCAGGCGGCGGTTCATGTAGAACGCAGCACGGCCCTTGCCCATCTCGGGAATACGCTCCGACGCCTGGATCATCCAGCTGATGATGTCCTTGGTGTTGGCCAGCGTGTTCAGGGCCGAGATGTCGATGTTGGCGATACGCACGAAGTAGCGCCAGTCGCGGATCGTCAGGCCGCAGTCCCAGCGGTAGTGGGTGCGGTAGGCTTCCATGCGACCACCGTTGCC